GCCAGAGCCTTAGTGTTCTTCTCAACTTCCTTGGTCTGCTTGGCTGTGAGCTTGCCTTCCTTCTTTCGAATTTCAGCGAGCTCATTGAGACGGTCCTTCGCCTTAGCGATTTGTTGCTTAGAGTCGGACATTGCGTCCTTAAGCATATCGCTCATAGCCCAATATGCTTCCTTGACCTGAGCTCTAGAGCCACGAAGACCCTGTGCGAAACCCTGACCAACGAACTTACCGAGCTCTGCGAACTTCCTCGAAGGCGAATGAATCCCCAATGCCTCCTTTGCTGCATTAAGCGCGGACGACGCCACGCTAGTAGCAGCCGAGATGACACTACTGACACCATTACGGATACCACTTGCCAGACCGGCGATAATATCGCCGCCAATACCTGTGAAATTACTTACCGAATTGATGAAAGCATTCTTCATCGATTCGATCAGGTTATTAATAGCGTTATCGATTTCGCCAGAGTTCTGATCGATCGCATTAGCCATACCGTTGATAAGATCAACGACCATCTGCATACCGGCATCGACGATCTTAGGTACGTTCTCCCCGATAGCATCAAGGAAATTCGTAACGATAAGAGTCGCCTGCTCTGCAGTCTCAGGAATGTTGTTTGCGATACCCTCAAGGATACCGTTGATCATGTTAAGACCAGAATCGACGAACTTAGGAACGTTCTCCTCTAGCTCGTCTACCAGGGCCATGATCAAAGTAAACAACGTGTCGATGATCTGCGGACCCTTATTCTCGATCGCCGTAAGTAGCGAACCGATAAGAGTCTCGCCAGCCGCGATGAACGCCGTGCCACTTTCGGCAATAACGCCCACCATCTGAATAAGTCCGTCACCGATCGCCTTCATAAGGCTCGGAATAAGACTGATTACAGCCTTACCCAGCAATATGATTGCGCCAGCGCCGACTGCTCCAGCGGCTGCTAGGGCCGTGAGACCCACAGCCAAAGCTGCCACCCCCGCCCCGGCCAGAGCAACCCCTGCGCCGATGGCGAGCAACGCTACACCAAGAGCCAGGAATGCTGGAATTGCCGGGATGAGAAGGATACCACCAACCGCGAGAATGCCGAGTGCCGCAGCAAGTGCGCCCAAACCAGTACCGATTGCCGACCACTCAAGTCCGCTGAGCATGATCATTGCGGGTGCGAGCATCATAAGAGCCCCGGCTGCTGCCACGAGACCAACGGCCCCGAGAAGCACCAAAGGGATACCCATAAGAGCCATTGCGCCGGCCAGAATCGCAAGCGATCCAGCCAGTACAGTCATGCTCTTACCGATCTCTTCCCACGACATGCCGCCCATCTCACCAAGAGACTTAGTGAGCATGGACATTGCGAAAGCTACGGCGACGAGCCCCACCGACGAGAGCAGCATGGTCTTAGGCATGAGATTCATGGCGACTGCGATAGCAGCAAGCGCCATACCCATACCAGCCAAGCCTCGAAGCATGTTGTCCCAGTTCATCTCGCCGAAGTCCTTGACCGCGGCAGAAATAGCCTTGAGCGCAACACCGAGAATAAGAAGTGCAGCGGCAGAACCAATCATCTTGGCTCCACCAGCAGACAGGCGACCAAACAAGCCCGCCGCCAGAAGTACGGCAGAAATGCCTGCCATACCCTTAGCCATCTCATTCCACTCTATGTCGGAGAAAGCTTCGACCGCCTTCGCCATCGCGATCAACGCGAGTGAAAGTACGCCGATACCAACAGCCGCCTTAAGCATCGAACCCGTAGAGTTCTGGAGGAGCTTTGTGGCGGCGATCATGAACGCCAGACCGACACCGATACCGAGAAGCCCTCGACCAAGCTCATCCCATTCAAGTTCTGCCATGCGCTTAACAGCGACAGATAGAATAAGAAGAGCCGCAGAAACCAGCATCAGCGCAACGCCGAGAGCTGGAAGCTTAGCAACTGCACCTGAAGCTATAATCTTATCAAATATAGCCATAGAAGTCAGTAGCTGGCCGAACATCACAGCCATCGCTGTAAGAGATGATGTGAGCTTGTCAGAGTCGATCAAAGACAGTGCGACCACCGACAAAGTAAGCAAAGCGATAGCGCCCGCCAACTTCATCAATGTGTCTGCCTTCAGGTTGTTCTGCATCGTGGTAAGAGTACCGGTGATGCCGTTAAACGCATCCTTGATAGAATCGAGAACGCCAGTGCCTCCAGAGAGAAGACCACCGAAGTCAAGACCCTTGTCTAGGAAACGCTTAACGAGAAGGACGATACCGCCAAGAAGACCAGTATTGACCATGTCCAGAACACTGTCGAAGTTCATCGTCTGGAACGCGTTACCGAGCTCTCCCCAGAGCATGTCGAAGAAGCTCTTAACCGCATCGACAGCCGGCTGAATATACTCGATAAAGGACGAAACCTTTTCCTTTGCGGAATCCCACAGCTCTGAGATCTTTTCACCCAGAGGACTGAGAGACGCGAGCCGCTCAGAAAGTCGGTCTAGAAGTCCCGATACACCATCGCTAGCATAGTCGCCAGAGAATATATCGCCGAGCCATCCGGCAAATTGTCTGAGATACTGAAGCGGAAGTGCAAGATACTCGCCCAGCTTTGAGAAGAAGCGCTGAAGCGACTCGCCTTCCTTGAGGGCGTCGCGAACCCTGACGATCCAATCGCCGATGTTGCCTGTGAAGTTTAGAACGCTATCACCGGCACCGTCCATGGTTCCAAACAGAGAACCAAAGACGCTAGCGATGCCCTTGATGACCATCCAGCCAATATCAAGGAGCGCGAAGAGCCCCTTGAACGTGCGCTTAATGTTTTCGATGGTCTGCTCACCCGGCTTAAGCCCCTTTAGAAATGCCGAAAAACTTTCGGTCATCTCATAAAGGCGCTCTGCGGTCATGGGCGGGAATATCTCACGGAAAGCCTCGCCGATGGGCGTAAGAACGTCCATAAGCGCGTGGAACGCGGCGCCAAGACCCTCGATTAGTACCGTACGACCGCCCAAGTCCTTCCAGCCTTGCAGGATGCCATTACGGTCATCCCCGGCCTTAGAGATCAGTTCGCCGAGCGTATCGCTGATGTTGGTAAAGAGTTCTGTAGCCTCTTCGAAGTCACCAAGGACGATATCGAATGTCTGTGCCCAGGACGAGCCGACACCCTCCTGGAGAGTGCCGATGAGCTGAGTCCAGGTTCGCACCTTGGTGGCGGCCTCTTCAGCAGTCTTCTGCTGCTGTTGAAGCATCTCGATCTGAGCATCTGTCAGACCAATAGCCGCCATAGCTGCGGCGTCCATGTCGCCGGCCATGATCTTCAAATATGTCGACATGACATCGGCACTCAGCCATTGAGCTTCGAGCGAACCATTGAAGTCGTTGGCTGCCGCCTCCGCTGTGGTGGTGCTCGCGTTGAACATCCCCATCGCTTCGGCGATTTCGATGAGGCTCGTCTGCATGTTCTTGTTGCCCATACCAACGTTCGTAAGAGAACGCCAGTCCATAAGGCGAATAGTACCTGCAGAGAGAGCCTGAGAAAGCTGATATGCAGCTCCCGCAGCGCCGGCAGCAGAAGTACCCGATGCTGCAGCAGCATTCGAGAAACCCTGAATCATCGAAGTGGCGTCTTCGATGTCGATACCAGCGTTGGTGAACAGACCGATGTTCCTGGTCATGTCACCGAAGTTATAGATCGTCTTGTCAGCGTACTCGTTCAGCTGATCAAGCGAACCAGCAACGTCGTCCAGCGTAGTGCCGAAGCGTTCCGTGTTTGCAAGAATCGTCTGAATCGATCCCATTTTGAGTTCGTACTCGGCGAACCCATCGAGAATCGGAGTAAGCGTCAGCGACTTGATCATCTGAGCGCCGGTTTCGACCGCCTTGTTAGCAATACTCGCTAGAGCGGTGATTCCAGCAATCGACAAGACGCTGAATTTACTTGCCAGACCCTGAATACCTGAGGCGAGACCGTCGAGGTTAAACCGCTTGCCTTCAGCAGCGAGCCCGCTAAGGCTCTTCTTAGCGCCGTCGAGATTAAGACCCTTCTTAAGGTTCTCGAGAGTGCTCAGTGTCTTCTTAGCGTTGGCTTCGAAAGCGCCGTTGTTAAACTTCATGTCTACAACGCGCTCGTCAATGCTGCTCATGCGGATTTCACCACCTTCCATACGCCTTCGGCGATCTGATCAAAGATTGGGCGGATAGCGGGATTGATGTAATCTCTCCCTGCGACGTAACCACCGGTACCCGTACCGTGGCCATACTGTAGAAGAATGGCAATCGGCAGACCGTTGACCACGTTAGTGTTTAACCAGGTAATGCGGACGGACCCACGAGTTTTCTCGATCTCATAAGACCATGAGGCAGCGGTCTGGCCGGACTCAACGGGTGTCGCAGAAGACAACGCGTCAACTCCGGCCTGACCAAACTGCTCGAGAGCACGATAGATATCACCTCGTGCGATGGTGTTTAGAAACTTCTCGAGGTTCTTGAAGTCGCCACGAGACTCAAACGTAATCATAGCGACTCCAAATATCTCAGGCTGCCTGAATGATGTAGTTGAGTACGATGAACGGCTGAAGATTGTTATGTGCGCCTCCGCCGCCCTGAGACCCGATCGAGTGAGTGTGAGCGGCTTGGTTTGAAATGCTGTGAGTGTGAGCGGCTTGGTTTGGAATGCTGTGATTGTGAGAGGAGTACGCAAGCTCGCGTTGATCGCCCGATGAACCACGTTGAATGGCCGAGGCCGTATCAGGGTTTGTGCTGGCCGCGGAAAGGCTAAGAGTACCGACAACTGCGCTAGAGCCGGTGGTACCGCCGTGATTGTGAGCGCCTCCGCTGCCAGTAGACCCACCGTGATCGTGAGCACCACCGCTGCCAGTAGTCCCGCCGTGATTGTGGGAAGGCATCTCACTAACGGTTAGCGTATGTTCCTTTTCGCCGCCGGTCTTACCTGCGGTATCGAAGTCCACGTCACTCTCGTTAAGACCGACAGGAACGCGACCGTTCATGTTTGGGAGGTTAAATGTGGTTTCCCCATCCCCCTCACCATACATAGTTCCGATAGCATCGAAAAGTAGAGGGTATTCCTCACGATCCACTTCGGCGCCGTTGCAGAAAAGCCATCCTGCAGGAGCGGTAACTCCGGCGAACATGGTGACGGATCCAACCGGCATGGTACCGACAGGGCCTTGCTCACCTTGGGGGCCGATGACGCTTCCTGCATTGATCGTAGACTCGTCATACTTGACAAGGATAAGATCGCCATTCTCGTCAACGCTACCATCCACCACCGACTTGCTTTCGATCTCGAGCATTCTGGCGGCGGTTAGGCCTGTAACTGTAGCCACATTAACCTCCTTTAGAATGTGGTGATGGTATAGGTGTTTTCATCGAGATACTCGACAGTATCCCATTCGATCTCGAAGCTGTCGTCTTCAAACACTTCGATAACGCCATCGAGTTCTGTAGTCGCAGTCCAAGTTCCATCACCGTGATCAATGACGCGGAGACCGGACGCATTCTCGATGATCTCCCAAAGTTCAGTAGGATAAGGAAGTCGGGGCTCGTTTTCATCGCTCCCGTACAAAATATCCTCGAGAACCGCAAGAGCTGCCGGGTAGATAGTTCGACTGTCGATAATAACATGAGCTGTGGGCGCAAATGTTGGAATATCAACAGCTGAGGTACTGATCTCCCATGAGAAAGAGATAGGTTCGGTGTTACTATTCAGTGAGTTGTACGATCGAGCGGACGGCACAGCCATAGCGTTATAGATCAGATGGATCTTGTACCCGTGGTCCACACCATCGATGTCGTTACCCACCCTCGAACGGTATGCCAGACTAAAAGGTTCCCTACGCTGGTGGGTGAGAACGATTCCGAAATGAAGATCGGCCATCCCATCACACTGATCAAACTCGGGAGGGCTTGAGTATGCGGTAAGAGTACCTTCAAACTCGCCAAGATCCACTACATTTGCGTACTTCTTACCGTCGAAGTAATACCCGCGGGCTGAGCCGATAGAAGGATCCTCTTCAACAGAGATTAGTCCGTGCCAAGGAACGGCGACACCACTTACATAGAGAACGCCTCGATCTAGGCCGGTCTCGAAATATCGGGCACCCGACGCGCCCCATTCAAGTCTACTCACAGGGGCTCCTTCCTGGTTTAGCCGCTGGTCCCGAATTGCTGCTTTCGAGCGGCATTAAGCTCGCGATTTCGATTGATGAGATCACGTCGGCTCATCTTCTTAGGT